ATTTATAATTACTTTTGGTATCATCCTTTAATTAACTGCCCCCATAATGTTGTCTTTCCTTTTATTATCTCTACTATCTCTACCGTAAAATTCCCACCATAAAACCAATCAATAATTGCAAACGCATGGTTCCAATTAGTGAGTTTACCACCAAGCCAATCTTCATCATTTTCTATATCCTTTAAACATCCTAAACTCCATGAGCTTATAGTCCCTCCATTAGAAGTCTTGGTAAATCTTTGAAGGTCATGGGTATGTCCGTACATAATACTTTCGCCATAATAATCCAAATGTTTATAAGCATGATATTTAGTTGTATATTTTCCATGAGTAAAGTTTAATTTACCTATCTTTAAATTCTTCTTTCTATTATAAGGATGATATTTATATCCTCTTTCCTTTAATCTTAAAGCTTTCTCTGTTAAATATTGTGTTAAATATGGATACCTAACTACAAAATTATCAAGCCATACTTCATGATTTCCCTGTATAAAATGTCTTTCCTTACAATCTACTTTATCAAGAGATTCATCTATCCAATCCATCCCTGCATTCACCTCAGCAACATCTTGGTCTAATAAAGGAATTAAATCTTCCATTGGCTTTGCAAATCTGCCTCTCCAGTAATGAGTACTAAAGTATGACCATTCACCAGTATCACCTAAATCTATATAAATATCAGGTTTTACTATCTCTATTGCTTTCTTAACAACACTTATAGCATCAGGGTCATGTAACGGAAAATGCTTATCTGGTGTTACTATGGCCCTCTTAACTACGCCATCAGTTTTCTTTTTTCTACCGATAATAGTTCCTATTATTAGTTTTCAATAAAAAGGGTCTCTAACCTTTTAAAGCCCTCATCAATCTTTGATTCTATCTTAGCAACGCTAACTTCTAGTTTCTGTATCTTATCAACATTACTATTTATCTTTACAGAGTGCGTAGTAGTATCTTTTTCAAAAGATTCTATCTTATTAGTCATCATACCCTGTGTATAAATAAAAGTCCCTAGAATCGTTGATATTGTAATCAAAGTACCTATTGATATCTTTTTATCTATCATATATTCCTTATAATTCTAACATTAATATTTCTAGTTCAACTGCAGTTGTATTAGCTCTAGCAAATAATGTTCCTGCAGCTCTAAATAAAGCACACTCACCTGCTAATAATTTTATAGTATATGAACTAGTTAATCCAATTTCAACATAATTTGTATCATCTAAATTCTTTAAAAAACATATACCAGTCTCTGTAGAATCAAAATTACTTAATTCATATATTTCTAATGTTTCATTACCAGTACTTATATTTTGAACTCCATGATAAAAAGATTCTCCAGTCATATCAATACTAAAAGATTCTGACCTAGCTACATTTGCACCACCTTTAGATGCCTTTAATGTTAATTTGCCAGTTATTTCGTTTGCCATTATAATTCTCCTATTATTTCACTTAATCGTTTTGCCCTATTAGGAGTTTGTCTAGCCCATCTAGAATCAAGCATCTCCTTAGAAGCCATTCTAAATTCTTCATTCTCTAGATAAAGCAATGTTTTCTTAAACTTCGAAACTCCAGTTACTCCTAATTGATAACACATTTCATATATCACATCCTGTGCTTCACGAGGCAAATCTTTTAAAAACTTAAACCTTTTATTAGCTCTATCTATTAAGTTATCAATCTTTCTTCTTAATATCATTTCAGCTATATCTTCATCTAAAACTAAATCTTTTATAGCAAAACCATATCCTATAGTATCTATACCTAAAGTATCTTTATATACTCTATCTCTAAAACCTTCAGATAATTTTACTGCTTCTAATAAATTACTAGTCATCACTACTCCAATCACTCCTTGCAAGTTCTGTAAGAATCTCACTATGAGTATAAATTGTCATTCCATCAAAGCAACTGGGAGTATCACCATCCCATTTTAATATCGCTTTAGAACCATCTAAAGTCTTTCTTAATGTATCCATACTTGTTTGTATAGCACTTGAAATCATTTCATCTGTTATATCAGATACATTTATAATTATCCATTTTCTATTTTCATACATTATGGTGTATCTCCTACAAAGTCTGATGGTGTCATATTCTGCATTACACCTGTATTACCACCAAATTCTTGTAATTTAAGATTATCAAGCCAAATTATTTCACCTGTTGCCATAGAAATTGACCTAATATAAGAACCAGTAGCACTACCTGCCTTAAAATATAGAGAGTATGTTTTAAAAGATGTATTTGTAATAACTACATCAACATTAAGTGTGTCTCCTGCTTCATTAACATTAACAGCAACACTATTCCCTGTATCTACCTTTGCATCAAATGTTATTTTATATACTTTACCAATAGTTAAATCACTTAACAAATCTGATGCGTTTTTAAGGTATACATAAGCACCATTAGTATTTGACGAATCATCATCTTTTACTATTTTTAAAGTATTGCTATCATTAGATATAGTTGTATCATCATAAGCAACCCAACTATATGTACCACTCGTAAACACACTTGCTGCAGCATCAAATAAATTAGGTCCTAATGTCGGAGTAACCTCATCTCCAATAATCCCACCTTCACTATCAGCAGCAGGTATATCATTAACTCCATCACCCATTCTCCACCAAGATTGTAGATTCCCTGATTTAGCCCAGTCTTTGTGGTCAAAAGGTTCTCTACCATTATAGAGTTGTTTTGCTTGTGTAGATGTTAATGCTATATTATATACTGCTATTTCAGACATATTACCATTAAATTCAGAAGTTGTACCACCTGAACCTGCACCACCAATAGTATCAATGGTTAAATTATCATCACCAACATTACCTGATACAGAACAAGATACTCCATCTTGATAAGCTGTTACTGTACCTGAAGATGCAACAATAACCCAATGATGCCAATTTAAATCTTCAACATTCGGTGTAATAATAGCAGAATCTCCATTAGTATCAGATTCTATTAATACAGTATTATCGGAAATAAATGCAATTCTACTATCAGAAGCAGCTCCAGTATTACCTAATATAGTATGAACTACACTTGCTGCACCTCTTTTAACCCAAAATACAAAAGAAAAATCAGCATCATGAACACTATACTCTATTACAGGTATTCTAATATTATCATTAGTGCCATCAAATGCTAATGAATATTCATCTCTAAATGAATCACCACCTAATATTGTCATTGCTCTTGCAGGAAACATCAGTCTTTTATAATACCAATACGAAGTGTTATCGCATCCGTTGCTGCATAAGTTACTGTTCCACCACGATTAACTGCTGCAACATAAATACTTGTAGTATCTGATGCTGCTTTTATAACTAAACCTATATTTTGTTTTGAAGCAAGTTGCCATGCAATTCCATCAAAATAATTAGTCATTGATACAAATCCAAGTATATCTTTAGAATCTGAATTATCTATTGATATTCCTGAATCAATACTTCCTATTGTAGTATTATCAGTTTGGAATACAAGGTCTATTGCAGCACCTTGGTCTGCTTCATCGTGTAATTGTATTGATTGTATTATTGCAGTTCCGCCATTAACTGCAACAGCATTTGGGATTTCTACATAATCAGATGTAACATCATTAACCTCTACATTAGCTGCTTGAGTAAGTAATGTAATATCGATTAAATCGACATCCATTTTGTTGAGTTTTTCTTGAACGGTATAGTTCTGTAGTTGTGTTTTTGCCATTTTATTCTCCTTTTGAGTTGTACTTTAAGGACTTAGCTTGTCCATGAATGCACCATTTATCTAATTGCATGAAATCCTGAACTAATTATTCTAGGACCTTTCATGAGAGATGATTCATAAGTTTCTATATGTTTCTTATACTCTCTCATATTATATTCTTTTAATTCTATATTACCAGAATCTTCTGCTATTCTTGCTTTAACATAATACACTAATCCCTTCTGTAAATATGAAGGTAAATCTATATTATCTTCTTCATCATTTAATACATTAACATCAGTTCTTATTAAACCAACCTCATGTTGTATTTTAGCTATTGTAATAAAACCACTATCAGCATCTGTTTCAGCAGTAAAAGCAGCATTTCCAGATATTTCAGTACTTGGAGTTTCAGTATTTCCTACAGGGAGATAATATCTTTTATCAACAGTTAATTTACTATTTGCTGCAGAAGCACCTGTAGTAACCACACTTATTGTAAATACACCATTATTCCCTACATTAGCATCAAATCCTGATATAAAAATATAATCTCCAACTGCAAATCCAGAATCTGCTAAATCTACACTATCTGTACCACCATCAAATATAGTTTCATCATCTGCTACATCTAAATCAACATTTTTATAATATGGGAACGTGCCATTTACCTTAGTATAAGTTTTTAATATACCACCACCTGCAGTGCCAGGAGCACCACCTGCAGTTTGCACTCTATGAATGCCATTCCATCTATCACTACCACTAACTAAGAAATAATCTAAAGTCTGACCACCTGTATCACCTGCACTACCAGTGACAACAGCATTAGTAGCCCAATTAGCAACACCATGAGTAGTATTAGCACCTCTTACAAAGCACAAATATCCATCTATAATAGTCCATCCATTATAATAATAGTGTGTATTTATTTCATTATTAGCATTTTCTAAAGAATAAATAGAACTATTAGCATATTTAATCTCAAGACCATCAGTTACAGATGATTGTGGAGATTTCCACATAGCTCTTGCTACACCAGGACCATATTCTTTAGAATCTACATTATTATTAAATGCAGTATCCTTTTCTACTATACCTACTTTATTACCTTCTATATAATATGCATATTCTTTTACACTAGCCATTATGCATCATCCGCATCTTTAATTGTTGGTTGATTTAACATTCTTGGTATACTCCTATATTCATCTTTACCATTTAAATGATTCTTCATTCTAATATCTATAACTTTAACCATATCATTAGGAAATTCATAAAATCTCTGTCCTTCAGTTACATTTATTCTTTGAGTGTTAGTATGAGTTTCAAACTTTATATTCAAATCTTCTAAGCCATCTTTAATATAAGCAATAGCTCTACCAGTTTGAGTCATACCACATCTTTCCATTAATTCTTGTATTTTCATATTATCTCCTAAGCAACATCATCGCACAATGCGACAACTTTTACATTTACATTAGTATTCCCACTAGTTACAACCGCTGTATCTCCATGAAGAGATTCAATAGTTGGAGCATGTCCTAAAATCCATTTACATATAAAAGATTCTCCAGGTTCAATTAACATAGCACGTTCATCACCTGTCCCACCTGACCCTGCCGCAATCAATGCAGTGCAATCTGTTTCATTTCCATTACTATCTGTAGATAAATTCTCAACATAAATCATTGAAATTTTATCACTTGTATGTGTAGCAGTTCCGTCAGTATAAGTTCCTGATAGAATATTTGCTGAAGTAGCAGTAAAATTTGTACTTGCAGAATAATACCATCTAGCTGTTGTAAAAGCAGCAGCATCAGCTGACTTTTCAAGTGGTCCACCTAAAGTATGTTTAATATCATGATGTATCACATCTTTATCATCAGCATCAGTATCTCCAGTTACTGTAACTATCGGTGTCATAGAAACTCTTCCTTTAAAGGTATCAGCCATTATCTACTTCCTTCTTGTACTGCTGCTGGCTGTCCTTGAGATTGTGGAAATCCAGCAAGATACTGAGTAAGTAATATTTGATGTCTTTGTGTATACCATTGATAATCAGTTACATGTCTATTTAATTCACTTGTATATGATTGTATTTCTGAACCATACTTTCCTAAATCAGCTTGAAATGATGTAATTTCACTATTATATGTTTGTAATTCTGTTTGGAATGAAGATAAATCAGCTTGATACTTACTTAAAGCAGCATTATATCTTCCTAATTCTTGAGAGAATAAACTTATATCCAATGTAGTTTCTTTTTCAAATTTATTAACATCAGCAAGATATTTCTGTATTTGTGCAGTATATGAAGATAATTCTCCATTATATTTTCCAATATCTTTTTCATATTTTGTTACATTTTCTCTATAAGTACTAACTTTAGCATTAATACTTCTTTCATTGTTTTTATCTAATCTATCAAATTCTTTATTAAATTCATTTATTTCTTCTTCATATTCTTGTTTAGCAATATCTAAATCTTTTTCAAATTTATTAAAATTCTTATCAATCTTCTCAAATTCCTTGTCAATCATATCCATATCTTCATTACCAATTTGAGAATTAACATCTGTTAAACTAAATGGTATTGAAGGAGCATTAAATACTGGAACATTTGGTAATGTTAAAGACCCTGCTTCAGTAGGTAATGTTAATGATGCAGGAGCAGTAGGTACAGTAGGTACAGTAATTGTTGGAGTACTAATTTGATAAATTTCAGGAGCAATAGGTAAATTCTCTGTAAAAGTTACATTAAAACTAGGAGGCGATGATACATTTGTAGGAGCTGAAGGTACTGATGGTAAATTATCATGTATTGAACTTGCTTTTG